CGACCCTGCGGCCGAAAGCGGTCAGCTCCGAAGCGTCGACTGTCACGTCACTCATTGCTGTTGCCCACCTCCTTCACGTTCCACCGGCATGCGGTGGAGTGTGTCTTCTCGGACTGCATGTTCAACAACCGGAGTTTCCTGCCCTTGAGATTCGGGTCGGCGGCTTCGGTTATCTCGCACACGTCGCCCGGCAATAAACCCGTGGTGCCGTAGGGGAAATGCACGTACATGCTCCACACGGGGGTGACGGCACCCAACGCTTCGACGATGCCGCCCTTCGTGTTCTCGGCGGCCAGACCGCCCGAGGTCTGCACCTTGCACTTGCCCTCATACACGGTGTTCGCGGCCGGTTCCACCAGTCCCGTTTCGGGGTCGGTGACCGGTTTGCCCATATGGGTGACGCGGCATTGGTCGGTCATCAATGATTCGGCGAGCTGTCGGCCTCGGTTGAGGATGTGCTGCACGTTCATCGGAACACCCCTATGGCGATGCCTCGCATGCCGAACCTGTTGCGGAGGGCTCGTTTCGTGCCCTCGGGCAGTTCGAGTGCGTCGATGATCTCGGAGTCGCCCTGACGGTAGCCGATCTGCACGTCGTCGATTCGTGCGTACGATTCGTCGCGGTGAGCGCCGGGGCCGCCGTTCGACTGCTGGACGAGTCCGGCTGCGACCATGCTGCACACGAGGCGCACGATGTCCGGGGGGATCGGGTCATAGCCGGCGAGCATGGTGACGGTGATGGAGCGGGGGACCATGTTCGGCAGGCTCCACAGGCTTTCCCTGTACAGCGCGTTGCCGAGCAGTTTCCAATCACCGGTCTGCTCGCCGTCCATGAGCACGCGGCTCACGGAAATCACGGGGCGCATGGGCAGGTCGAGCCTGCGTGAGGTTTCGCCGGGGATGGTCACCGTGTATTCGCCGCGTGTGATGGGGCAGCCGGCGGCGTCGCGCACCGCTGCGGAAACCGATTCGAGCAGCTTGCCCGCGAGCTTTTCGTCCGCGTATTCGATGCCGTATGAATCAAGGTCCTTGATCGTTGCCAGCGTGTCCATGAGCCCCCCCTTATGCGGTTATTCGGCTTCGCCCACGTAGGGCATGGCCTCATAGCTGCCGGCCATCACTTGCCCACCTTGAAGTGTACGGTGGCCAGCGCTTCGGGGCGCACGACCTTCGCGCCGTACAGGTGCAGCCCCTTGACGATGTCGTCGAAGCCCCTCTCCTTGCGGGTGGCCTCGACCTTGGCGATCTGCTCCGCGAACGTGGTGGCCGCGTTGGTGCCGGCGATGATGACGTTGCCCTCATCGGTCTGAGCCGAGGCAGAGCCGCCCTTGGCTGCGGGAGCGTTGTTGGACTTGAGGATGGTCATGCCCGCGGCCTCACCGACCACGCCGTTGAGCAGCGTGGAATGAGCGGACTCGGCGCCAGCGACGAAACGGCTGTCCTTGCGCAGCAGACCGTAGAAGTCCGGGGTGACGATGACCCAACGGCCCGCGTCTGGCACGTTCTGCTTGTCCAATGCGGTGGCCAGATCCACGATGGTGTCGTACGCCTTGGTGGCGGTGGCGCCGGAAATCGGGTCGAGCTTGCTCTTCGCGCCTGCTGCCATCAGACCGGCCAGGTACTGGTCGGTCAGGTCGCGCAGCTTGTAGGCGGCGTCCCGGGAATATGCGGCGGTCAGGTTGTTCATGGCCTGGCGCTTCTCCACGTCGTCGATTTCGAACGCGAAGTACTTGCTCTGGTTGATGACGAGTTCGCCGGCGTCCTTGTCGGTGGCCGGTTCGATGGTGATGTCGGTGTGGGCCGTATAGTCGCCGATGCTGATGTGCGCGATGCCGGTGATGTGCACGGTGTCGCCGTAGTTGGCGATGTCGCCCTCGTAGTCGCGGTTCACTGCGGAACCGTAGACGAGGTTCTTCTGGAGTTCCAGCAGGATGTTGGCGCTCCACAGTTCGGGAATGAAATTGGTGATGGCCATTTAAGGCCTCCTTCCGTTAGTTGGCTCCGAGCAGGTCCTTCAGTCGCCCGTCCTGTTGGGCTTTGACGATTTCTGCGGGGCTCATGGTTTTCAGGTCGTCTCGGGTGAGCTGACCCTGATGGCGGTCGCCGTCCCGTGTTCCGCTGGGCGGCGTGATGTTCGCACCCGAGGGTGCTTGCTCGGCTTTCCCGAGATAAGGTTTCTGTTCCAGCAGTTCGCCGATCGAATTGGCGATGGCCTGGCTGTCCACGCCGCCGTCAGCCGTGACGGTGAACTTGGACAGGTCGAGGTAGCGCAGGGCGTCGGCCGGGTCGGTGAGCTTGCCG